AGCTTCGGAACGATCATTGCGCTGCTCCTCCCTGATGACGCGGATGTCGCCGTCGAGCGCCTTGACCACCCCGATCGCAGCTTCGTCCGCGTAGCCCTGCACGTGCACCGTGACGAGCGCGTTGCAGTCGATCTCGATGATGAGCTTTCGCACCCCGTTCGGATCGATCCCGAGTGCGCGCACCGCATCGAGTAGTGCCGGGTGATGACCTGCCATCTTCGCCATTTCGCCCCCCCTAGAAACTGACTGTCGTCTCGTTACGTACGCCGTTCACGACGAACGAGGCGCTGGTGAACGTACCCGTCGTCACCACCCGGAGGTACCGGCGCACCGTCGCCCCGTCGGCCGTGGCGATCCGCTCGAACGTGGCACCGGTGGCGCTGGTGAACGCCGCGCCCGTCAGGTCCGCGAAGCTCACGTCGTCCGCCGAATCCTGGATCTTCACCACGACGGACGTGCCGGTGAAGCTGGTCAGGTGCAGGTAGAACTGCGCGCCGAACGCGCTCGACGCCAACCCGTCGAGGCTCGCGCCGTTCGTCGCCGTCGTATCCGTGCGCAGCCCGGGCGTGAGCTGCTGCCCCCACTCGATGCCGAACCCGTCGGACTGCAGGGACACCCCGAAGCTGAAGCCGCCGTCCTGGCCGCGCGCCCCGTCGTAGTTGACCTGAACCGCCCGGCACGACGCGGCCGGCGCGCCGATCGCCGCACCTCGCCCGTACGTGCCGATCACGTCGGTACGCGGGAGCGCACCGAGTACGGGATGGGCGCGGTCCGGGTCGAACCACGACGTGAACTCCAGCGCGCCCGTGCGCAACCCACCTTCCCGGTCATAGCCGGACTGGGTGATGTCGGTCAGGTCGAGCGGGGCCGGCCCGCCGCCGATGCGCTGCAGGCTGCCGATGTCGCCGGACAGATCATTGCCGCTCAGCCAGAATCGGTCGCCTAGGCCGCTGGTTTTTGCCACGTCTCAGCCTCTCGTCACGGACTCTGGTTGAACGCGTCATTGACGATCACGGGGATCACGATGTCGATCGTCCGGTAGGTCTGCTTGTCGATGGTGGTGTACCCGAACCGCGCGCTGAGCGCGTTCCCCTGGCCGCCCTGGACATCCACGTTGCGCACGTTGCCACCCAACTCGAAATCACCGGTGTACGCGCTGAACAGCACATCGAGCGCGTCCACCAAGGTCGGATCGATGTCGTCTTCGGGTTGACTCGCGAACGGCTTGTAGATCCGCCCGGCCAGTTCGAGGCGCGCAGTGGTCGCGGCCAGGCCGGAACCGGTGCGCGCTGGGCCGAGGTTCGCCATGAACACCGCGTAGTGCAACCCCATGCCCGGCATCGACTTAGGCTCGTGCGCGTGCACCGAGTCGAACACGCCGAGCGCGCGCGCGTGCGACACCAGCGCGTTGATCACCGCGTTGATCCCGAGCGCCATCATCGCCCCCCGAGCTTCGGCATGCACGCGCGCACGACGGGTTCGGCGACGGACTCGGCGCGCGCATCGAGCGCGCGCGCGGTGATCTCGAACGAGCGGTACCCGCGGAAGCGCGTGACGGGGAAGTTGCGCGACCCTACGCCCTCGAGCCACCAGTGGTAGATCACGCTCTCACCCGTGACCTCGATACCGCCGCGCCGGTGGATCTGCTCCAGCTGCGTCCAGTAGTACGGGGTGGGCTTCTTGATCACTTGGATGAGCCGGCCGAGAACCATGTTCTGGCCCTGATCGGCGAGCGCCTGCTCGACGTCGCGCACCATGTCGCGCACGACAGTGGCGGCCACGCCGTCGAACAGGGGTCCGCTCAATTCCACGAGGTGATCCTATCTCAGCGGGGGTGCGCGCTGGGGATGCGCCAATTAATCAACGCTGGATACTTGCGCGCTGGATACTTGCTTGCTAGCCTTGGTTTATCGGCAAGGCGAGAACGACAGAGGGAGCGGAAATGCTGATCGACGCGCGGAACCTGATGATCGACAGGCGCGACGTGGCGGACTGTGTCGACTTCCGCCCGCTGACCACTCAGATCCGATTTGAGATCGAGCCGGACATCATGGATCCGTGGCGCATCCACGACTGGTTCTGGTGCATCAAGGGCACGCGCGGATACAAGAAGCGCGTGCACGCGCTCTGATCCACCAGGCAATACGAAGCGCCCCACCCGATCGGGTGGGGCGCTTCTTTGTGTACTCAGATCGACCTGAGCCGGATTCGCCCGTACGCAGCGATCACGCGTTCCTCCAGCGCGCGAATGCCGATCGCGCCGACGTCGCCACCCGCGCGCTTCGCGCTCAGCCCCCCGCGATCCATGATGTGTGAGAGCGAGCGCGCGTAGCCGACGTCCTCTTGCGCGCGCCTGTCGATCGCGTACGCGATGGCGAGCTGTTCGGCCAGGGGCGGTGGGCGGTAGATGGCGAGCGCGCTCGCGCTCGTGTGCGCGCTCGCGCTCGTTCCCAGCTGCGCGCGCTCGACGGTGCACGCGCGTTCCCACAGCACCGGCGCCGCGCTCGCGTGCGCGGCGAGCGTCGAGCCGTCAGCCGCGCGCGTCACCGTCAGGACGTTGCCGACGATCGCGCGCACGATCATGCGCTCACCGTCGATCGCGATCGTCTCCCCGGCCAGGAACGCACTGCCGTCAGCGACGGTGATCGCCTGATCCGCCATGCTCGCAGTGAGCGCGCTCGCGGTCTGGCCGGAGTCGGCGAACGCGCGCGCGCTCACGATCACGCGCTCAGCCCCGGCCAGCACGATCGAGCCGATGCCGACGGGCGCGTTGATGATCCATTCGTCGGCGCTCGCGCTCACGCTCGCTCCGAGCGTCCACGACGCGCGCGCGCGATCCTCGCCGAGCGTTCCCCACACTCCGGTGATCGAGAGCGAGCGCTGCCCCGTCCCGTCGCCGATCTCGAACGCGCTCGCGCTCGCCGTATCGACCTCCAGCGCGTGATACGGCGGACCGGACGCCGGCCACCCGAGCGCGCTCGCGTACACGTCCACCCCGCCACTCGTGACCGCGGTGAACGAGTGGAGCCGGAACTCGTCGAGCCACGCACGGTACGCGTCGCGGCTGTCGTGGGTCGGCCAGTCGAACGCGATGGTGCCGGACCACGGGGCGAATGCCGGGCGCTGCTCATCGCCGAGTGAGACGAGTGCGTCCACGTCCCTGCTGGCCGATTGCAGCGCGTCGAGGATCTGTCCGGTCTGGTAGGCGGTGGCGTTGACGTCGGTGGCGCGCGCCACCTTCTCGACGGTGGAGTAGACGGCGCGCATCATGATCCCTTCACGAGGTGGCCCCCGAATCGGCAGTGCAGTCCTCGTTCAGAGCGGTCGAGCGGCCAGCCGTGCCAGGGGCATTCGAGCGGATGGGCGTCACGCTCGGCGTTGATCTGGTGGTCCGCGCGCGCGGAGTGCAGCACGTTCAGCAGCCCGTACCACGAGCCGCCTTGTTCAGGCGCCGGGCCGGGCGGTGCGTCGATGGCCGGTTCGCCGAGTGTGAACGGTGCGCTGATCCCGGCGGGAGCCGCGGTCATCAGGACCGTGGGCGCGCCGAGCGTGATCGGGACCTCGATGCCCGCAGGCGCCGCACTGGCGGTGAACGCCGCCGTGGGCGCGCCGAGCGTGATGGGGACCTCGATGCCTGCAGGCGCCGCACTGGCGGTGAACGCGAGCGTCGGCGCGCCGAGCGTGATCGGGACCTCGATGCCGTTCGGCGCGAGGGGCGCGGCCCCGGCGGTGAACTCGACATCGGCGAAGTAGGACGTGGCGCTGGCCGCGCCCGACGGGTATCCGGGCGCGGCGTTGATGAGGAACGTGCCCTGCCGCAAGCTGCCGAGCCCTGCCGGGTCATCACCGTTGGCGTCGGCGGTGATGTCGCCGTTGGTCACGTCGCTGGTGAAGAACGATGTCGTCGCCACGTACCGGCCGGCGCCGGAGAACAGGCACGTGCGGTAGAGCGTGTTCGTCGTCACCGATACGGGAGTGTCGAACGTGATCGTGTTCCACGTCCCGCCGGTGGGCGCGCTGCCGAGTGTCTTGCTGGCCAGCAGGGTTCCGGCGGGGGAGACATCGTCGGCGGCGTCCACCTGGTACAGCAGGCCGGTATACGTGCCGCCCACTGTCGTGGTGGCGTAGAACCTGATCCCGGTGACCGTGCCCTCTTGCGCGAACCGCACCGTGGTGGCGGTGGTGATGCCGG